GGCTCTGCCCAATGGATTACGTCTAATACTAATAGGTATCTGGACTATGACCATGCTTATGGCGCTCAGTGTGTAGACCTCTACGACTTCTATACCACAGGGTTTGTCGGAGGTCAGGCACCGATGGTTGGTTATGCTCAGGAGATATGGCAGAACCATGATCCAAAGGTATATCAGCAAGTCGCTAATAACCAGAAGACGCAAATGGGCGACGTTGCGGTATGGGGTGCTGGCGGAAATACTCCTATGTCCCATGTTGGAATCATCATCCAGGATTTGGGAAATGGGTTCGTAAAGACCCTAAGTAATAACGCTACGAGTGCCGGTAATAAAGGTACGAGTGCTGTGGTGACTCTTTCCAAGGCTTCTTTGCTTGGATATCTTCGACCTAGAAAGCTGATGTAATGAACGATCACTTTAAGAATACTGCTAAAGCCTATGCCTCTGGCCTTACGGCTTTTCTCGGGAGTGTCTTTGTAACTCTCGGCGCACAGCCTATTAATCGACAGGGTATTGAATATATCCCTCAGATTGGTTGGCTTAGCATTGCCCTGTTCGTGCTTGCCTCTTACGGCTTCACCTACGGGATACCTAACCAGACTCCGGCGGTGCCTGTTGATCCCTCTGTGGATAGTTCAGCGCCGCCGAAGCAGGGCGCTCATGTGGCCTAATCCCTGATAACTTGCCCTAGACGCCCTGAAGGCCGGTAGCTCTTGCGGAGCTACCGGCCTTACCCTTTGATTCTATAACGACTTTGGGATCAGGCGCAACCCCAAATGACTACTTGTTTTTGGCCCTTGACACAGACCGGACTACTTGGTTCCTGACTTGCGCCTACTCTATGCCACGGTTAAGATGTACTCATGGGAATAGGGGAAGCGCCAGCGGTGACTGGACGCAAACGGTCTGAATGGTCTAAAGAGGGTAAGTGCAACGAATACCCTCGTTTGTTTACAGGTGATGAATCAAAAGGGAGGATGGAACTAACGCGGCCTATATGCGCCGCTTGCCCCGTAGCTACCGAATGCCTTAATTATGCAGTAGCTCACGACATGTGGGGTATCTGGGCGGGTACCACAACTAGAAGTCGAAGAGCGATTCCAAAAGATCAACTGACGCTAATGATTGCTCTGGTTCCAGAGATTGAACCTTCTTTCCAGTCGTATTTGAAGAAGGAAGAGCCGGTTGTTCTGACGAAACCAAAGAAGATAACGTTTCCAACTGGCGCTCCAAAGGTTCTGGCGAAACCGAAATCCGATAGTCCTCTTCCGAAGCCGCTGAGTTATCCTGATTCCGGTAATAAGGGGACTTTGGTACGAATGGTAGAATCTCCGGTAGAGCAATTGAATATCCTAGATCAGCTTCTGCTTGGGCTACAATCGCTTTCATCGCTTGGAGAGCTTTCAGCGGGATAGTCTTAGGCTCTGCCTGAATCTCCCACTTTTCTTTACGGCGGTCCCTACTAGGACGCCATGTAATCCCGAAGTGTTTTCTCAAATGAATGATCGCACACTCATTACCGCAGTATCCCACAGACTTATAAAGAGTCAAGAAAGGTTCATTGCATTCTTTACATCGCTTAGTCACCCTTGGACTCAGCGGATATTCCAAAGCGTAGAGAACGGCCTCCCCCCTGAAGCGAACTCGCTCAGGGGGGTCTTTCTTTTCCTCTTCGTCTGGAAGGATATCGAACTCTTCCTTCTTAACACCGTGCTTAGCGAGAAGTTCCGCAATCTTATCGTCTACAGCGCCCACTATTCTTTATCCCCTTTGATAACCTTGAAAGTAACTACACCGTCTTTTGCTGGCGGGGTTCCCTTATAGAAAGACGGATGCAGGCTGGCATTTAGCTGATCCGTAAACACGTCCTGTAGTAGCCGCTGATATCCCTTCATAAAGCCGTCAGCACGGGGCTTTAGCCGCTCCTGTGGGAAGAAATACTTCGGGTCGATATCTTCTTTAGTCAGATCATTACCGCTGAGTTGAAGTGTCGTTGCCTTATCCCAGTAGACATAGGTATCTTTGACGATATTCACTTCGCTTACCGTGGTATCGCCATACTCACTATCAGGAATTACAACCGTCAATTCGGGATCGAATTCCTGAAGCTTCGCAATGAGGTCTTTTACTTTCATTAGAACATCTCCAAGAAGTCGTCGAGGTTAAAGTCTTTTGTCAGCGGTGCATTAAGTGCCAACATGACGTCATGCCGCATTGGCATTAGACAGTTAGCGCACCTTTCAAAAACGATTTCCCCTGTTTTAATGTAATCCCAAGCAGGTCCACACCTACCGCATCGACATATATCCGCATAGACGCGGGGAGATACTGGTTTAGGATTGATCCTCTTAGAGACGAATTCTTGTGCAAGAGGCTCACTGGTAAAAGAGCCCAACCTGATCCCCAGCGGGTTGCTATATACGTTGTATTGGGTAGGCCAGGCTCTTTTTCCATCACGCATCTTCTTGTGGTAGTCACTGGGAGATATCTCCAGATCAGGCGCGATCCGGTAATCTTCGGGATTAAGATAGATATTGCTCATTAGGTCAGCCATTACTTCTTTACCTTCCTCCACTCTATTCCCTGTTCCGCGAATAGAATGGCCTCTAGGGCTGTGGGACTTAGATTCTGTTCGATAAGGAACCAGCGTCCGTGGTTATACGCATCGATCCGGTGCGTTTGATCTTTAGGCGTTTTACTGGTGATCTTAGCCCCGGTAGCCGCCTGCTGTTTCCGCTTATCAAAGGGCATGTATTCGGTAAAGGGAATGTTCCGCATCTGAGCGAAGAACTTCACCTTACCAACATTCTCCACAGTGATAAGCGGAATACCGACGTTTTGTGACTCTTGGCCGGGACGAATCTTATAACCCTCTACGACAACGTGATCGATAGGGTTTTTCTCAAAGTCCCATGCCATAAGGAATCCGGCGAGGTCTTGGGTATCTCCCCACAGAAGGACCTTCTCGGGATTCTGATAACACCAGCCTGAGCCCGACTTAGGGCCACCCTTGTCTTTACCGGGGTCAACTGATAAGACCCTCATTTTGGACTCTCCTCATAGCACTTAGCGGTGCAGAAATAGCGGCCACGACCGTCGGTATAGGTGTTAAAGTCTTTAGGGAAGCCATGCTCAAATCTAATAGTCTTTTTGCATGAGGCACATGAGGTCCCAGCTTCGCCCGACTGCTTTGCTACATCGTTACCGTAGCCCCTTTCGATATCGAGCTTGATCTGTTCCTTCTCGGCTTGGAGCCTCACTACAGTATCGTCGATATTCTTCAGTCGCTCTTCCCGGTCCTTCTTATCCTGAAGAACAAGAGCGACAAGCTGTGGGGAGATATACCGGGCAATGGCCTTAGCCTGCGTCTGGCAATCAGGGCAGTTGGCATTGAATACGCCTACCGCGTCAAACATGTGAATAGCGTGTGCGGGATTCTTTTCGCTGGCGCGAGAGTATACGTTCATTATTTAACCCAACTGTGTGCGTCCACCGCAAGGTGGACTCCGAAATTTGGACGTGTCATAATCTCTGCTATCTGTGGCAGGAATTGATCTTCCATACCTTCACGAATCTCCCATACCAGCGAGTCGTGAACCTGAAGAAGTAAGCGGCTATCGTCGCAGTTCACTTCCCTGTCGCAATCATTCATTACCATCTTTACCAAGTCACTAGCGCCGCCTTGGATATAAGAGTTGAACGCCTTATAGTATTCATCCTTCGGATAGCGGAAATGCCTACGCCGACCGGACCAGATATCTACATATCCCTTGACCTTAGCCTGTCGCCCATAGGCTTGACCTGCCGCCTTTAGGTTAGGGTAGGTGTCATAGTAGTTATCGATGATATCTTTTGCTTTACCGGCTGTGACTCCAAAAACAGTTTTAATTCGGCCAACTCCGCCACCATATTGGATGGTATAGTTGAGGGTCTTGGTAGGGTTTCGCTCCATGCCAAGCTTAGCCGCCATTTCAGAGAAAACGTCCCGCGAGTCGTCGTTAAAGATTTCGAGTAGGGAATCCTCTTTAGCCGCCGCAGCTGCCAATCTGAATTCAAGTTGACTGTAGTCGAGTTCCCAAAGCTTGTATCCCTCTGCGGGGATAAGGCAAGACTTAACCGCTCCATTCCACGGTTTGTTTGTTTCTTTAGGGATTTGTTGCAGGTTAGGGTCAGCACAAGAGAATCGCCCGGTAACGGTTCCGTGGGGTTTGTATTCAGCACGAAGACGTCCATCACTCTCAACGAATCGTTGATAGGGTATATAGTAACCAGATACTGCTTTTTGCCAACCTCGATATTCGAGAATTTTCTTCGCAAGGTCACTTTCAGCACTTACCCTTTCAAGCTGAAGCTCATAAACTTTCATGGCTTCTTTGTCAAAGGTGATTCGTTTCTCACCCTTCTTATTAATTTTATACTGAGGCTCTAGTCCGAGGTCGTCCAGAAGAGTTTTCTTAAGCCAGATAGATGAACTGGGTTTACCGCCTAGATCATCTTCCAACTCAACCAGAACTTGCTCGCCTTTAAGCTGTTCAAAGCGACACCGCGGCACGTCGATACGGACACCATAAGACCGCATCTTGGAAAGAACATTGATATTAGGCGCTTCAATATCCTTCCAGAACTTAACAAGCTCGGGTCGGAATTCTTTATGCTTAGTCTCTGCAAGAAAGACTTCAAGGTGACCGGCGGCATCCTGCTGTGCGTAGTGGTACATAAGATCAGAAGACATTCCTGCCCAACCCCACGCCAGCATTGCCAATTCAAACTCAGGTGACTTCTCTTTGACTTCATAGCCGAGCCACCGTTTAGCACTTGCATCCAGAGAATAGACGGGATGATTTTCGTTAATCAGGTGGTCAATTCTCTGCGCGCAGAAGAATGTCTTTATTTCGTATCCGAGTTGTCGGAGGACACTAAGATCATAGACGGCGTTGTAGAGAACAAGTACCTTCCGCGTGACCAGATCAAGAATCTTTTTCCAGTCAGCTTCTTCAAGGTTCTCGCCCCTGATATGGTTACAGGGAAAGTAACCTTTAATAACTCCGAAGTCTGATTCAAAGGCGATGGAGAACCCAAGGTTCTTATCTTCACCTGAATAAACCCGTAGTCCTTGATTCTCTGTATCGAAACCAACGATCGTCGCTTTCTCGATAAGGTTAACCCATTGCTCCAAAGCCAAATTGCTGAAGGGGATTTTCTTCCCCATTGTTATCGTCACTGGTGGACTCCTGTTCTGTCTCAATCTCAAAGGTAAACTGATCTTTACCGTTCAAGATAAGAGGCTTGGGACTCGCGCCTACACGAGTCTTTAGGGCGTGAAATTCTGTGAACCTCTTATTAGGAGGATTCCACAGGGCTGTCATACTGGCGAAGTCTGTGGTACCAAAGGTGTTACCGTAGAAATCGTCGATAGTCGGGGCGCTATTCTTATTAAGCTCGCTCCCCTTCTTGTTGTGGTGAATCAGCATGAAAGTGATACCGCTCTTATTCAATGCCGACTTCAGCTTACCCATGATCTGCTTAGCCACCTTCTCACCAATCTCTTCATGAGATAGTGAGGACATAGCATCGATAATCATAAAGTCAGGCTGGTGACTTTCCAACAGATAGTCGAAGAACAACGCACCGTCGGGACTAGCCAAAGCCAAAGGCTCTCCCTGTGGGACCAAGAGGAACCGTTCTTCTATTTCGTCTATGTCCATGCTGGAAGATTCCACCAATGACTGCACGAAGTATTTCAGGATAGGACCGCCCATTTCGAGTGATAGATACATCACCTTCATAGGACCGGCCAGATTCTTGAAGCCTAAGAAGTCCTCACCTGAAGCAAGGCACTTAGCAAGCTGAAGGGTAAGACGGGACTTACCGACACCGGGCCGGGATGAAATAGAGTTGATAGAGTTCTTAGTAATCAACCCATCGAGAAGCCAGTCGAACTTGAAATCTGACGCAAGGAATTCCTTGATCGTATAGACCTGCTTGATATCGTCCTGAGCCATTTCCACAGCGAAGACTTCTGTGGGGTATTTAAGCCTAGCCCTATTAATGAACGCTACCATTTGCTTATCTCGGTCGTGCCTACCTACGAACTTTTCCCAACGTTCGTCACAGTCATTAATGACCGCATACATAGCCTCATCTGTCATACCTACTTCGGCACAGAAGTAAGCAAGACGCATCATAGTTAGGCCACGGTTTTCGTAATCACCGGAGGCATCTTTCCAGAATGCTTTCTTATCCATCTTCAGAATATCAAGGTGGACGTTATCCCACGGATACTTAGCCAGCACGTCGCTGATAGCGGGAATGTCACCGAATTCAATCATTTCGGTGATCTGCTTCTTAACGGCAGGCAAGTCGCCAAAGGCTGTGGGAGAATGCACTGTTCGGGAGAAGTGTGCAATCGTAACCATAGGCGGCGTTCCGTCTTTGGTCCTACGCTCAGGCTTATGGTTATGGGTATAAGGAGGGCGGAATACGTGGTCGATATTCCAACATGCCTTATCAGCGCCTAGGTAATAGGCCAATCGACGATTCAGGTCTTCAATGATATCGGACGGATAGAACTTATCAAGAATCCAATACCAGTGCTCAGCGCCTTTCTGAGAGCTTTGCAGGCGGTACGTGGGCTCGGGGAGGTTTAGCTCCTTCAGGAGCGCCAGTGCCGCGTCAGGGGCGCTCTGAGAGTCCTTGTAGCCGTCTAGGTCCACTACCAATACGCGGGAACCCTTGGCATTAGCCTTATCCTTAGCCGACGGATCATCTTCATATTGAGCCGGGGAGAAATAGACATCTTTACCTTGGGCGTTGAACGCAATTATGAACTGTACTATCTGTTCACTATTCTCGGGCCACTTCTGTGGCTTTGTGATCTTCCACAGATCAGGTTCGGGCTTAGTGGCCAGATAGATAAACGTATCTTCTGCCCCCCAACAATGTTGGAGGAAGGTAAGAATGCCGTCCTTCTCTGACAACGGGTGCTCCTAATCATAGTTATCTTAGACAACAATGGCGGGTGAGCTAAGGCTAACTCACCCGCCATTGTCTTACCAGTGGTGGTACTCTCTCTTACTTACGTTCGCTGAGAGAGGTCTAAGTATTTTCCCGTGCTACTTAGACCAGTCGCCCAGCATATCGGCAAGATTTTCCTCTGCCACAGGTTCTCCCGCAAGGTTCCCGTTACTAACCGGTGCGCCAGCGGAGTTAGCAACAGGAGTTGTTGCCGTCTTGCGGGAGAAGTTTGAAATGCTATTGTATTCCGGCTTGTTCTTCTGCGGACCCATTGAAGCGGTCCCCTTAATTCCAGCCAGCTTCTGCCCCATAGTCCGGGGATTGAAAGCGCCAATCTGAGCCGCATTCATTCCGAGGTCCATAAGAGCCTTCTTGAATCCTGAAAGGGTGCGGGCATTCATTGCTTCCCAATCATCGCGTTCCTGCGGAGTCCACGGTTGCATACGGTGCATATCGGATGCGTTCTTACCGGCGTGCGGTCCGTTAGCAACCTGCCATTCGATGACGAAGTATTCAATGTTATTGAATTCCTTGACACCGGCATCTGCGAGAACAACATCGTACTTGTTCTTCGGGATAGAGAACGGGTTCTCGTCCACGTCATTCGCGTTGACACCGAATGCGTCGAAGAAGTTGTTTGATTCAGACATTGTAGTTCCTTTGATTCGAGGTTAGAGGTTTGAGGTAAAGAGGTAAAGTGGTGGCCGGTATTATATGGATAACCCTGCTTAGCCTGCGATATGACAGTCGCGACCCAATTAGGTAGGTACCACCTATTTAGTTATTATTGAATTGTTATTCAGTTATTCTCTACCGGCATACTCCCTGAATCGCAGGGCAGTTACGACTAGAGCTATTCAATTATCAGCTGAACATTCCTGCGAACATATCGTCACCGTCAAGCAGAGTTACCGTAGGGGTTACTGCTTCTGGTTGAGCTACTGTTTCTTCTTCAGCCGTTACTTCAGGCTCGGGTTCCTTAGCGGAGATAGGTTCCTCTACCTTTGACTCAATCTCCATCTTGGGGGAAGCGGGAGACTGAACCTCTTTACCGACACTCCACTTCTTGAAAGCGTCGGAAATCTCTCGCACATTGTTAGCGTACATTCCAAGACCGCCAATGCGATTCTTCGCTACGATCTGATCTGTACCCATAAGTTGTATGCGCCTAACTACCCTACCGTCGTGCTCTTCATTGGTCAAGTAGTATAGAGAGTGAAGCACTCGCATAAAAGCCTGCGAAGCTTTCTCAAACATATCCGGTTCGGTAAAGCCGGTCTTCTTCTGGAACCTCGGGTGAGCGATAAAGAAGAAGTTGATACCCGGTGTTGCAAGAGCATCGTTCATGAGGTTAATCATGTGCATCTTTGCCGTGTTGTATTCAGGCCACTCAGGAGTATCGGGGTCCTTATAGCCCTTCTCATTCGTGATAGACCTGAAGTTTGTAATGGCCTCGATATTCATGTCAAACATTGTGTTGAACTCATCGAATACCACAGACCCGATATTGGTAAGCTCCCTGAACTGTGGATTTCTCAAAGCTTCACAGAGAGAACGAATCTGATCGAAGTCTTCATACGGCATCTTCTTTACCCGGTGCATAAGCTCCGGCTTATTCTTCAGGGAAGTCCAACCCTGATTAGTGAAGCAGTAGACGATGATCTTATCCGGCGGTGTAATCTGCTGGGCAAGTTCCATAGTGGTAAAGGTCTTACCGCTACCTGCGGGACCATAAACACCACCGATAAACGGAGCCTCTTCATCTTCCATGTTCGTCATAGAACTAAGAAGAGACTTCATATCGTATGCCTTTACCGGCATCGGTTGAGTCGGCTTAGTGTAGTCGTATTCACCCATTTAAAGCACCTTTACCCATTCTGCTACCGGGTATTTCTCCCAGTGACCGTGTTCATTTTGGAAGTAGCCCTGTTCCATCATGAGGTTATCTTTGTCGTAGATATGGCGCATGACCTGACAGCATTCGTCATGCCACTTACCGTCTCTAAAGTTCCTAAGTCCTTTATAGATAGCGTCCGTCTCGTCAGGCTGAAGCCTTACATTAGGACAATCATCAGGAGTTGCACCTTCAAAAGCTCCACATACACTACAGACTTCCAAGCCGCCGTCGCACCACATACAGCCAGCATTATGGGCATCATCATCGCGGGTACAAGGATTATGCCACTTATGTTCAATCTTCTCAGCCATTACAGTTCCTCCCCTGCATATCCGTAGGTGTTAGGAACAAAGTCCACTGCCTTTAGCGACGTACTATCTTCGCCATTCATTTCAAGACCGCAGAGGTCAACGAAAGAGCAGAACTTGCAACCATATCCGACGTTGCGGACGA